AACAATTAGTACGAGCTTATGAAGATGATAAAAGCTCTCGAAAAAATTGGGAAGACCAGTATTCAAAAGGTTTAAGAATGCTTGGTGTAGTTGTTGAAGATAGACAAGACCCATTCCCGGGAGCTTCAGGTGTTCATCATCCTTTATTAGCAGAAGCAGCAACTCAGTTTCAAGCAAGAGCTATTGCTGAAATGTTTCCAGCAGGTGGTCCTGTTAAAACTCAAATTATTGGTAAAACTACAGACAAGAAATTAGAACAAGCTCAAAGAGTTCAAGATTTTATGAACTTTCAAGTAACTCAAGAAATTCCTGATTATTTTAATGAATTAGATCAAATGTTATTTTATTTAGCTCTTGCAGGTAGTGCTTTTAAAAAAATATATTTTGATAATACATTAGATAGAATTTGTTCTAAATTTGTTCCAGCAGAAGATTTTGTAATCTCCATGGAAAATACAGATTTAGAAACTGCTGACAGATATACACAAGTTATGAAACTTACTCGTAACGATATTAAAAAACAACAAATATCTGGTACATTTAAAGACATACCTTTAACTAAAGCTGAAGGTGGTGGTGATTCTAATACTGGTGATATGGTTGAACAAACTTTACAAAGATTAGAAGGTATGACGCCAAGTATGGCAGATAAAATTCATACTGTTTTAGAAATACATTGTAATTTAGATTTAGGTGAAGATAAAAATGAATTAGAATTACCTTATATAGTAACTGTTGATTATGATTCACAAAGAGTTTTATCAATTAGAAGAAATTGGAAAGAAGATGATACTTTAAAAAGAAAAAGAACATATTTTGTACATTATAAATATCTTCCGGGCTTAGGCTTTTATGGCTTCGGTCTTATTCAAATGATCGGCGGACTTCAACATGCCAGCACTGGTGCTCTTAGAGCATTACTAGATTCAGCTGCCTTTGCCAACCTCAATGGAGGATTTAGAGCTAAAGGAGCAAGAATAGAAGGTGGAGACATTACTGTATCACCTGGTGAATGGGTAGAAGTTGAAGCTTATGGAGACGATTTGAGAAAGAGTTTTATCCCTCTCCCTTTCAAAGAACCTTCTCCTACTTTACTCCAATTATTAGGAGTATTAACAGAGTCCGGGAGACGTTTTGCATCAATAGCTGATGCTATGATTGGTGATTCAGCTGGATCAGGTCCAGTTGGAACTACTATTGCTTTAATAGAACAAGGATCTAAAGTATTTTCAGCTATTCATAAAAGAATACACCAAGCACAAGGTAGAGAATTTAAATTAATATATGAATTAAATGGAGAATATTTAGATGATGAATATTCTTTTGAAGTAATTGGAGAAAATAAAAAAATTAGAAGAAAAGACTTTACACAATCCATTAGTGTAGTTCCAGTTTCTGATCCTAATATATTTTCACAAGCTCAAAGAATAGCATTAGCACAAACAGGTTTACAATTAGCACAAGCTTCTCCAGATGTAGTAGATGTTAAAGTAGCAACAAGAAGATTTTTACAAGCTCTTAATATTCCTGATTACATGGATTTAATGATAGAAGATGAAGATACTCCTAGACGTGATCCAGTATCAGAAAATATGGCTGTATTAAATGCTAAACCAATTCAAGTATTTGAAGATCAAGATCATCAAGCTCATATGCAAGTTCATGCTCAATTTATGAATGATCCTAGATTTGGTGGAAACCCTGAAGCTAAAGAAAGATTATATCCAGCAATGTTAGCTCATATGGGTCAACATATGGCTTATTTATATCAACAACAAATGCAAGCATCTGTACCACCAGGTAATCCTGTTTCTTCTGGAGATTTTAATAGAGAATTAGATGACGAGCCATCTAAAGAAATAAGTATAGAAGAAGAAAATAGAATAGCAGCAACTGCAGCACAAGCAGCACAACAATTAATGGGAAGTATGCCACCTTCTCCTGAACAAGAAAAAGAATCAAGAGAAGCACAAAAAGATCAAGCTCAATTACAACTTAAAGCTGAAGAATTAAATATTAGAAAAGCTAGATTTATGCAAGGTGTTAAACAAAATGAAAAACAAGATGCAAGAAAAGATGCTGAATCTAAAGCTAAGATAGTAGAAGTTGCAAGTAAAGTTGCAAGAGAAGAAAAATAATAATAATGACTGTAAAAGCAGAAGAAATAAGACAAGCTAAGAAATTTTTAGAAAATAAAAATATTTCTATTAAAAAAGTTAAACCTAGATTATTTGCACAAGCAGCGGAAGATTTAGCTCATAGTTTTAATGAACTATATAGTAAGTTAAAGAAAGAAAAAAATGGAACGCCTACTTCAAGCGATTAAAAAAAATATTAAAGATCATAAACAAGAACTATCACAAAATTTATTAGGTAAAGGTGTAGAAAATATATCTGAATTTAAACGTGTCTATGGATATGCACAAGGTTTAGATAAAGCATTTCAAATAATAAATGAAACAATTGAAAAATATAAAAAAGGAGGAGATATAGAAAATGATTAATAATGAATCATGGGCAACAAATAACGATGTGCCAACACCAGAAAAAGTACCAAAACCTGTAGGTTACAGAATATTAATAAGACCTAGAGGTACTATCGAAAAAACTAAAGGTGGTATAATTTTAACGGATTCTAGTAAAGAAGATCAATCTTACTTAAACAGTGTAGGTCAAATAATAGCTATGGGTGATGAATGTTATAGTGATAGAAAAAAACCTTGGTGTAAAGTAGGAGATTGGGTTATTTTTGGTAGATATGCAGGAGCTAGAATTTCTGTACAAAAGGTAAAAATGGTGTTATTAAATGATGATGAGATTATTGCAACTTTGGAAAATCCAGAAGTAGTAACTCATCAAATATAATATACATTAACATTTGTTAATGACAACATAGGAGAAACTATGCAAGAGAATGAAAAAAAACAAGAAGAATTAGAAGTTAAACTTGATGAAGTAATTGCGGGACAAGAGGTAGATGTACCTTTAAATCCATTAGAAAAATTACAACAACAAGAAGAAACTTCTACAGAAAGCGAAGAAAAAGATCCTGATACTGATAAAACTTTTGAGAATGAAAGACAGATTAAACTGGAAGAAAAAAAAGTTCCAGAATATTCAGAAGATATGCCTTATTCTGTTAAAGTTCGTAAAAGAATCCAAAAAGAAGTAGCTAAAAGAGCAGAAGCTGAACAAAGAAATGTTGATTTAGAAGAAAAACTATCAATGATGGAAAAGAGAACTTATGATATAGCTAATAAATCATTAAGTAATCAACTTTCTAGTGTTTCTAGTCAACTTAAAACAGCAATTGAAGAAGGTAATACTGATCAACAAGTAAAATTGTATGAAAATATGGCAGAACTTCGTAGTCAAATGACTAAAACAGAAGATTATGCTGCTAGAGTACCTAAACCAGCTGAAAAAAGTGAAAAAAAAGCTCCGCCTTTAGCCACCGAATGGGTAAAAGAAAATTCAACATGGTTTAATAAACCTGGTTATAGAAAAGAAACAGCTATGGCTTATGGAATTGATGCTGAATTAACAGAAGAAGGTTGGGATGTGCACGATCCTGGATATTATGATGAAATGACCAAAAGATTAAAATCAAGTGGTCTTTCTTATTTTAATAAATCAGAAGAAAACACTTCCAAAACGGAACAAAATGTAGTACAAAAAAATAACAGAGTGCAGTCTCCAGTTGCAGGAGTTTCTCGTAAAAAAGGAACATCAAGTAATAGAGTTAAGCTCACAAGTGAACATTTAAATACCGCTAAAAATTTTGGTATAGATATCACTGACGAAGCAGCACTAAAACGATTTGCTAAAGAAGTAAAAAGCTTTAGCGATACAGGACAATAGAAAGGAGCCTGACATATGAATAAAGATAATAAAATAAATAACGAAACTAGAGTTGAAAAAACAAAGGTTTCAAATTGGCGACCGAGTAACTTATTAGAAGCGCCTGAAGCAAGACCTGGTATGGCTCAAAGATGGGTAGCAACTATGGTATTAGGACAGGAAACGCCTACAAATGTAGCTAAACGGTTGAGAGAAGGTTGGGTACCTCGTGATCCTAAAACGGTCAAAGAACTCGATACTTTTCCAACGATAGAACATGGCAGATTTGCAGGGCATATAGGAATAGAAGGAATGGTACTTTGTGAAATGCCAACAAAAATGGTAAAACAAAGAAACGAGTATTATGCTAATATGACTGATAACTTAATGAGATCAGTTGAAAATGACATGAACCGTGCAGAAACACCAGGGCAACCTATTCAAAGGTCTTTTAAAACTAGAGTTAGTTCGGACGGTAATTAAACTAAACTAGGAGACTAAAAAATGGCAAATGTAAATGCACCTGTGGGATTCGTCCCATTAAGACATTTAACAGGCGGCGTTATCAGACCTAACGAATATCCTATTGCTAGTGGACAAACAGGTTCAATGGCATCAGGAGATATTGTAACACTTAATTCAAGTGGTACACTTATAAGAGGCACAGCAGGCGGAACAGCTTTAGGTGTTTTTTATGGCGTTGAGTATATTGATACCGATGGCAATGTTA